GGGAACGCAACACCCCGAAACAATGCTAGCGATAGAACAAAAAAGGGGGTTTCGTTTTACAATGAACATTAAACAAACTGAAATAAACAAAATTATTCCATATGCTAAAAATCCGCGCAAAAATGATGCGGCAATAGCAAAAGTGGCTTCGTCTATAAAAGAATTTGGATGGCGTCAGCCTATAGTCGTTGACGCTGAAATGGTTGTAATTGCTGGGCATACGCGATTAGAGGCCGCAAGGCAGCTAGGCTTAGAAAGCGTGCCGGTGCATATTGCTACAGACCTAACAGCAAATCAAATAAAGGCGTATCGGATTGCGGACAACCGCGTGTCCGAAGAAGCGAAATGGGATGAGGCTTTATTAGCCTTAGAAATCGGTGATTTACAGCTAGACGGTTATGATGTCACGCAAACAGGTTTTGATCTAGGCGAGATCGAAAATCTTTTTTTAGAAAAAGAGCAAGGCGAAAATGACGCTGAAGCCGAATGGACGGGAATGCCCGAATTTAATCAGCAAGACAAAACTGCGTTTCGTTCTTTCCCGATACATTTTAAAAATCAAGAAGCGGTTGATCAGTTTGCAGCTTTAATCAATCAAAAGATATCAGATCGCACTAGATATGTTTGGTTTCCAGAAATTGAAATAGATAGAATGGCGGACAAAGAATATGTCGATGATGCCTAATTTCCCTCTGTATATACCATCTAAAGGGCGGCACGATACAAGGCTGACGGCAAAATCATTAGAAGAAATGGGCGTGCCGTATCACATAATTGTCGAAGAACAGCAATACAGCGATTATGCCGCCGTCATAGATAAAAAAAAGATATTAGTGCTAGATAAGCAATATCAGCGCGATTACGACACATTTGATGATTTAGGCGATACCAAGAGCAAAGGACCAGGGGCGGCGCGAAATTTTGCGTGGGATCACGCCATATCAAATGGACACGAATGGCATTGGGTTATGGATGATAACATCAACGGCTTTTATCGGCTAAATAATAATATCAAGATAAAAACAACTAGTCCGTCATTTTGGAGGGCGATGGAAGATTTTGTTTTGCGTTATAAGAATGTTTCTATGGCTGGTCCAAATTATTTTATGTTTGCATCCCGTAAAAGCAAAATGCCGCCTTTCGTTTGCAATACTCGCATTTATTCTTGCAATTTAATTCGCAATAGCTCACCTTTTCGGTGGCGGGGAAGATATAACGAAGACACCGACTTGTCTTTGCGTATGTTAAAAGCAGGGTGGTGTACAATTCAGTTTAATGCTTTTTTACAGATGAAAACAACGACACAGGTTATTAAAGGCGGTAATACAGAAGAATTTTATGCAAAAGAAGGGACAATGGCAAAAAGCCAGATGCAAGTTGATATGCACCCCGATGTTTCTGAGCTTGTTTGGAAATTTGGCAGATGGCATCATCACGTTGATTATAAGCCGTTTAAGAAAAACAAGCTAATTCGGCGCGATGATATAGAAATACCCATAAAGCCTAATGAATATGGAATGAGGTTGATTAAAAAATAATGTCCGCGCAAACCTTTCCACTACAAACCATTGCTAAGCTATTAGATTTAACCCCGCGCCGCGTGCAGCAATTATCTAATGAAGGCGTAATCCCGAAAGCAGAGCGTGGCAGATACGAACTTGTGCCGGCGGTGCAGGGATATATAAAATATTTAAAAGAAAGGTCAATCAGGGCAGATACTAGCGGTGACGATTACAACGCTCACCGAACAAGACTGACTAAAACCCGCGCTGATCTAGCAGAAATGGAAAAAGAACAGATCAAAGAACAGCTTATTCCTGCTGCCGATGTAGAACGCGCTTGGATCGATGTTAGTCAAAATATGCGTCAAAAGCTTTTAGCCTTTCCGCAAAGGGTAGCACCCGAAGTTTACGCCGCTGAAAAACTGATTGAAGTAAAAAGCATTTTGAAAGATAACATTTACGATGCACTTAAAGAAATCAGCGAAGTCGAAGTCAAAGTCACTCAACCTTTGCGTGGCACCGAACTTGGCGAAGATAGCGCAGAAAACCCTACAGAGCCTAGCACCGCCGCCTGATCTTGCGATTGATGAGTGGGCAGACCAGTTTCGCGTGCTTTCGCGTGAAAGTAGCGCAGAAGCCGGTAAATGGTCGACAGATCGCGCACCATATCAGCGCGGGATGATGCGTGCTATTTCCGATCCAGCAACCGAAACCGTTGTTTTTATGACTGGCGCACAGATTGGCAAGACAGAAATCATAAATAACGCTATTGGCTATTACATATCGCAAGACCCGTCACCTATTCTTGTTGTGCAACCTACTTTGGATATGAGCAAGATGTGGAGTAATGACCGGCTTGCGCCTATGCTGCGAGACACGCCAGCCTTAAAGAACGCTGTAAAAGACCCGCGCAGCCGCGACAGCGGTAATACGTTACTGCAAAAATCATTTGTTGGCGGTTATATTGCTATGGTCGGGGCTAATTCACCGGCTGGCTTGGCATCTAGGCCGGTTAGATGCGTTTTCTTCGATGAGGTCGATAGGTTCCCACATTCAGCCGGAACAGAAGGCGATCCTATTGATCTAGGCAAAAAAAGAACGGCAACCTTTACTTATAACCGCAAAATCGTAATGGTCAGCACGCCAACTAACAAAGGCGCGTCTAGGATCGAAGCAGCTTATGAAGAAAGCGATCAGCGACAGTATTTTGTGCCGTGTCACGATTGCGGGCATAAGCAAGTTTTAAAATGGGCTCAAGTTAGATGGGAAAAAGATCAACCTGATACAGCGGCATATGTTTGTGAAGATTGTGGCAGTGTATGGGATGACGCGGTGCGCTATCGCGCTGTGCGTTCTGGTGAGTGGATTGCACAAAATCCTACGAATAAAACCGCCGGTTTTCATCTAAGCGGGTTATACAGCCCTTGGACACCGCTTGCGGATGCAGCGCGAGAGTTTTTAGTTGCAAAAAAATCGGCGGAGACGCTGCGTGTATTTGTGAACACATTTTTAGCAGAAACGTGGGAAGATGAAGGAATCACAGTTAATGACATCCGTTTTGAAGATCGGGAAGAAGAATTTGGGGTCAATATATCTGATGAAATTGTTGTTATTACGGCTGGCATTGACGTACAGGATGATCGTTTAGAGTTAGAATTAGTTGGATGGGGGCGTGATGAAGAAAGTTGGTCACTAGATTATAAAACTTTATATGGCGACCCCAGCACCCCGCATTTGTGGAATGATCTTGATAACATTCTAAAAGTGGCATATTCGACAGAAAGCGGTCGCCAGCTAGGGATTAGGGCAGCGTGCATAGATAGTGGCGGTCACTACACGCAAGCGGTCTATAACTTTGTGCGGCCACGGGAAGGGCGGCGCATATTTGCCATTAAGGGTATGGGCGGCGAACAGCGGCCATTGGTATCCAGACCTACAAAAAACAACATTGGCAAGATTAAATTGTTCGCTGTCGGCACTTTTCCAATCAAGGAATTGATTTTTTCCAGATTGCGCGTACAATCTGAAGGTGCGGGCTATTGTCATTTTCCGGCGGGGCGTTCTGACGAGTATTATCAGCAATTAGCAAATTCTGAGAAAATCGTCACAAAGTATCAAAAAGGGTTTCCACGCCGCGATTTTGTCAAGACACGCACAAGAAACGAAGCACTTGATTGCAGAGTGTATGCTTATGCCGCGCTGTGCATCTTGTCGCTGAATATTAACGCTGTTGCCGATAGGGTAGTTAATGCGCCGGAACCAGAAACACAACCGCAGCCGCAACAGCCTAATCCACTTGCCCGCCGACCACGGCAAGGCGGCTTTGTTAATAGCTGGCGGTAAATAATGGCAAACAGATTTGATATAGACCAAGCCCCAGACGGGCGGCAGCCTGAAAAGATCGTTATTGGCGATTATCTGCTTTGGAAGCGCACCGATCTTGTCAGCGATTATCCGCTGGCCGATTATTCAATGGAATATGTCGCCAGATTGACCGCTGGCGGCGGCACTGAAATCAAAGTTGCAGCGCAAGAATTAAACGGCACATATGTTTTTGAAGTGGACAGCGTAACCAGCGCAACATTTGTTGCTGGCTTTTATCACTGGCAGCTAGAGGTAACAAAGACTTCAACAGGTGATCGGGTTGCAATTGAAACCGGCACATTTACAGCCGTTGAAGATTTGGACGTAAACGGGGCTGACCCGCGTACCCACGCAGAAATAATGATAGCCAAAATTCAAACAATTTTGGAAGGCAAAGCGGATGCGGATGTTAGCAGCTATTCAATCAACGGGCGGTCACTTACAAAGCTATCTTATCAAGAACTTGTTGATGCGCGTGACTATTACCGCAAAGAATATATTACAGAACGCCGCACCGAAGATGCGCGAAACGGTGTGCGATCTAGTCAGACCATCTTAGTGAGGTTTTAACAATGGGCATCTTTGACTTTTTCAAAGGCAAGCCCCAACCACGCAAGGCGGTTCGGGCGTTTCACGGGGCTGACACTGGCCGACTATTCAGCGATTTTGTAGCAAGCAGCCGGTCGGCAGATAGCGAAATCAAACCATCATTGCGCGTTTTGCGGGATCGTTGCCGCGAAATTAGCCGCAACCACCCATATGCTAAACGCTATTTGCAAATTATGTCAACAAACGTGGTCGGCGCAAATGGCGTGCGGATACAAGTCAGAAAGCGGAATGACGACAATTCATTAGATAGCGTGGGCAACCGGATCATCGAACAAGCGTGGCAAGCTTGGGGTCGGGCTGGTTTTTGCACTGTTGATGGCCGCGTCTCTTGGGTGCAAGCGCAGCGTCTATTTATGGAAACGCTTGCGCGTGATGGCGAAGTGCTAATTCAAAAAATTAAAAACCCAGCCGGAAACCCGTTTGGCTTTTCGTTAAAGTTTTTAGAGGCCGATTATCTTGATGAAGGTTATGATGCGCGGCTGAATAACGGCAACGAAGTGCGGATGGGCGTTGAATTAGACAAGCGCACCGGCAAACCGTTAAATTATTACCTATTTGAAGATCACCCACATCACGATCAAGGCTATGGTTCGCGCACAAAGCGGCATCATAAGATTGTTCCAGCCAGTGAGATTATCCACTGCTATTTGCAAGACCGCGCTGGGCAGACCCGTGGCGTGCCTTGGATGAGCAACGTATTGTCACGGCTCAAGATGCTTGATGGTTACGAAGAAGCCACGCTTGTCAATGCGCGGGTTGCTGCGTCAAAGATGGGTTTCTTCACAAGCCCCGAAGGTGATGGCTTTGTTGGTGATGATTATGACAATCACGCGCCTATAATGTCAGCGGAGCCAGCCACGTTCACACAGTTACCGGCTGGAATGTCATTTACCGCCTTCGACCCGCAAAACCCGACTGACAGTTTTGCGGAGTTTGAAAAAGGCATATTGCGCGGCATCGCGTCCGGTCTTGGCGTTTCATATGTATCGCTGGCGAACAATCTTGAAGGCGTCAGCTATTCATCAATTCGGCAAGGCACAATAGAAGACCGCGACCATTTCAAGATGGTGCAGCAATTTATGATCGATCATTTCATTGATCCGATTTACCGCGCTTGGCTGGAAATGGCTATCACTGTTGGCCGCGTCAATCTGCCAATGGGCAAGTTTGACCTGTTTGCTGATCAAGTGATATACCGTCCACGCGGCTTTGCGTGGGTCGATCCGGCTAAAGAAATCAACGCCAGTGTGACAGCATTGAACAATGGCATCATTAGCTTGCAGGATGTGCATAGTCAATATGGCCGCGATACCGAAGAAATATTTGAACAGATCAACCGCGAAAGTGAACTGGCCGACCGTTACGGCATTGATACCGCTTTCCAGCCATTTGGCACAAAGGCACCAGTGCCAGCAATTGTTGAAGAAGGGGCTGAAAATGTCTGAAAATGACCAGATTGAAAAAGAAGCTGAATTGGTAGATAATGCACCAATGGAAAATGAAGAAACACATATTGAAGAACGTTTTGACCGTGGTGAACTTATGCACCGCGCTGGCGCGGCTGAAATGGTGGAAGAAGATGATCGGCGCGTTAGAATGTCGATTTCATCTGAAGAACCCGTTGAGCGTTCTTTCGGTTTAGAAGTTTTGCGTCACGATGATGGCGCAGCAGATTTGTCACGATTGAACAGCGGTCACGCACCATTATTGCTTGATCACGATCTGACAAAACAAATTGGCGTTATTGAACGTACCTATTTAGATCAATCCGACCGCAAGTTGCGTTCGGTGGTTCGCTTTGGAAAAAGTGCGCTGGCTCAAGAGGTTTATCAAGACGTCAAGGATGGAATTCGGTCGAATGTCTCGATTGGGTACCAAATCCGCACAATGGAAGACAAGAGGGCTGACGGGACGGTTGGCATTTCATCTTGGTTGCCATACGAAGCCAGTATTGTGAGCGTTCCAGCCGATGCCGGTGTGGGCGTTAATCGCAATGCTGAATTTATCGAACCTACTATCAAGTCAAAGGAACAAGTTATGACTGAAGTAAATCACGATGAAATCCGTGAAGCAGCCGCCGAAGCAGCCAAGCGCGATTTCCAAAAAAATGCCAGCGAGATCATCAATCTTGCTGTTAAACACAACCGCCGTGACCTAGCTGATCAAGCTATCGGCCAAGGCCAGTCTGTTGCACAATTCCGCGCAACATTGCTTGACTCAATCGGCGAAGGCAAGCCACTTGAGCAGTCAGCCGGTGCGGTTGATATGTCAGAAAAAGAGCAGCGTCAGTATTCATTCATCAAAGCTGTTCGCGGCTTGGTGAACGGTTCTGGCTTGCAGGGTCTTGAGCGTGAAGTTTCTGAGCAGATTGCAAAGAACAATGGCCGCGAAGCACGCGGTTTCTATGCACCAGACAGCTTCTGGGGCGGCAAGCGTGACCTGACTGTTGGCACAGCCACAGCCGGTGGTCACTTGGTTGGCACAGATCATCTTGGTGATCAGTTTGTTGATGCCCTGCGTTCGCGCTTGGTGTTCAATGAGCTTGGCGCACGCTTTATGACTGGCCTAAAAGGTGATGTTGCTATTCCAAAGCTGGCAACTGGCGTTTCAGCCGGTTTCGTTGCTGAGAATGGCGCAACATCTGAAGTCAACGCTGTTTTCTCACAGATCACAATGTCACCAAAGTCATTGGGTGCATTCACAGATATCAGCCGCTTGCTGATGATCCAGTCTGACCCATCTGTTGAGCAAATCATCCGAGATGACCTATTGAACGCAATTGCTCAAAAGGTTGAAGATGTTGCTATCGAAGGCGGCGGCTCTAATGAGCCAACCGGCATCACCGGAACAGCCGGTATCGGTTCAGTCGCAATCGGAACCAACGGTGGCGATCTGACTTGGCAGGCAATCACCGATCTGGTCAAAGAAGTCGAAGTTGACAACGCTGCAATCAACGGCAACACCCTTGCCTATCTGACCAACCCGAAAGTCAAGTCACATATGGCTTCAACTTCAAAGGTTGCGTCAACAGACAGCGTAATGTTGCTAGATGCACCTTGGAACTCGCTTTATGGTTACGACCTTGCGATCACCAACAACGTACCATCTGACCTGACAAAAGGCACACTGACCACTGCATCTGCGATGATCTATGGTGATTTCAGCCAGTTGATGATGGGCTTCTTCAGCACACCAGACATCTTGATCGACCCATACACAGCCGGTTCAACAGGCGCGGTTCGCATCCGCGTTATGCAAGAACTCGACATTGCTGTTCGTCACGCACAGTCATTCGCTGCGTGTCTCGACATTGATGCCTAAATAAACTGACGGGGCGGCGCAAGTCGCCCTGTCTTTCCCATAGGGGTGAATGATGAAAATCAAGTGTAAACGTAATATTCTCATTGGCGGCAAAGCGCACGTTGTTGGCGATATTGTCGAAGTGACTGATAATGTGGGTTTCGATTTGGTCAATACTGGCAAAGTCGAAGTTTATGAAGAAAAGCAAGGGATCACTGATCGGGCAATTGGCCTAACAAAGAAATCAGCGTCCGGCCTTATTAAGCGGAACACAAAGAAAAATGCCAAATAGATTGATTAAAATTACAACGATCAAAGACTGCCAAGCGGGATCAGTCGGCATTATGCTTGCTGGCGAAGATCACGATGTTCGCGAAGATGAAGCGAACAAGCTGATTGATCGCGGATATGCAAAGCTGTGGTCGGTTAAAAAGGCAAAGCCGGTTGAAGTGGACGCCGACTAATGGCGGTCGAAACCGCAAATGATCGCGCTATATTCATTGGCGTTGATGATTTCGGGGTTGCCGCAACCTATAACGGCGGCACGATCAATGGCATATTTGACAATGATTTCGTTGAAGTTGAAGCTGGTGGGGGCGTTGGCTTTGCATTACAGCAACCACGCTTTGTTTGCCGCACCGCAGACGTTTCAACCGCCGCTGAAGGCGACACTATCACGATCAATGCGGTGGCCTACACAATGCGGATTGTGCAAGATGACGGCACTGGTATGACCACGCTGGTATTGGAGAAACAATAGATGGCGCACGTTCGGCAGCAAATCCGCGACCAGATCGTGACCGCATTAACGGGATTGACCACCACCGGCAGCAATGTATTTCGCAGCCGCATCTTTCCGCTGGAACAGACAAAGCTTCCGGCATTGTGTATTTTTACCAAGAGCGAAGCCACCGAATTTGATACAATTACGCTGGCGCGTTCAGTAAATCGGGTTTTAGAAGTTGCTGTTGAAGCATATGTAATTGGCACAGCGAATTATGATAATGCGCTGGATGGAATTGCGGTTGAGGTTGAAGAAGCCATTGCCGCTGATGTGACGCTGAATAATCTGGCAAAAGATGCACAGGTTGTTGCGTTTGAGGCTGATTTTTCGGGTGACGGTGAACAGCCGGTGGCCGTTGGTCGGTTCACAATATCGGTGCAATATCGCACCAAAGAAAATGACGTTGAAACTGCCGTTTAGGAGATTAACCAATGGCGACTTTTAAAGGAAACGATGGGTCAGTCCTAATCGGCACTGACGTAATGGCTGAAGTGATCAGCTTTTCACTGGATGAAACCGCTGACACTATTGAAGACACAGTGATGGGTGACACAGCCAAAACATATGTGGCATCATTCAAGGATTTCACCGGTACTGTTGAAACCTATTTTGACGATACTGACACAGCGCAAACAAACTGCCGCGCTGGTGATAGCATCACTTTGAACTTGCAAATGGAAGGCAACACATCTGGCGATCACAAGCTGACAGGTTCAGCGATTGTCACTAGCTTTTCACTTGGTGTAACATCTGATGGCATCAACACCGCTACATACAGCTTTCAAGGCACTGGCGGCTTAACTGAAACAACCGTTTAAGGGGTAAATTATGGGTTTGGGAGAACAGATCGCCGCAAGGCGAAACCGCGACCGCAAGGTCATTAAAGTTGATGAGTGGGGCGAAGATGGTCAGCCATTGGTTATTTATTCTGGAGCCATTACCGCCGGAGACATTGACAAGCTGCAAAGAAAGCACAAAGACTTTCTGAACAATATGACGATCAGCGGAATGGTTGATCTGATTATTACCAAAGCTGAAGATGCCGATGGCAAGCGGATGTTTACGCTAGAAGACAAAATG